ACACATTAGCCGAATATTGCTCAACAAAACTTGTAGTTATATTTACACTCATAGTAAATACTCCTATTGTTAGATTGTTAATGTTAAGTTTTTCGGTTGATTATCCTTACGGATCTTCCTCTATTTTACATCTAGTCGATGATAGTCTATTCCTAATGTCAACAAAGGTCTTGCGATTGTCTTTGTAATTTATTCGCCTAATTTCTTAGACAAATTCTATTCAACATCTTTTTCGTTATTTTTTTTACGAATTAATGCTTGTACCTCTTCAACAGCTTGAGAGTGATTAGGATGATTTTTATCCCAATACGCTGAGCCTGTTTGTTGCAATGTTGCAATTTGCTTATTAATTTCAGGTACAGTTAAATAAGGAACTTGATCTCCTTTAACTATTGTATCTTCTGATAACTTATTAGCCAAATTAACAAATGCTTTTATCACTTGCGGATTATCTCCTAATCGTGATCCATCTTGTAAAAGAGTATTATTAATAAACTCTTTGCCAAGAGTAGCGTGAGCTAAATTTTTAGCAGATTGTATTTGTCTATCAAAGGTAGCGCCATATTCTTTTCTCAATTCTTTAGCGCTTTCTTCTTGCGCTAATTTCATTTGAGCTTGTTGGTCATCATTACCTTTATTAATAACATCATTATAATACTTCATAATGCCTTGAGCTTGATGAGGTAATAAACCAAGTTTAACTGCTTCTTCACTAAAATTTTTCAAAGCATCTTGGTCTATTGTACTCTCTTTAGGCAAATCGTATTTATAACCGTCTGCGTTATCAGGTGTTCCTAATTTCTTATATACTTCTTTCCAATCTTCGTCAGTCGCATATTTATTTGGAACATTTATCTTATCACCACCTACTAATTTTTGTGAGTGTAAATAAGACTTCACAAAATCATCCATATTGGAAAAATTCTGCAAAGATTTTTCTTCTTTATAAGCTTCAGGAATTAATGATTTAAAATCAATTTCCTTTGGCTGTTCTGTTGTTGTTTCCGATGTCAGCGTTGTAGTTGTCTGCACATCAGGTTGAGCTGGTTGCTGTTCTGCTGCAACCGTTTCAGTTGTCTGATCCATGAGATTACTCCTCTAGGTTTTTATTAATCATGCTTTTTATAAAGACTAACACACTACGTTGACCTTCTAAAAAAGCTGTTTCGTGACTGTCACCTTTGGCATGAGTGGTCACAAACTCATGACATCGTTTTTCCAAATCCTCGATAACTTTTTTACCGTCATCGGAATTAAAAACAATTTTGTAATTTTTTATTAAACTTATTAATGCTTTATTGCTGTCTGTCGGTTTCATTTATAGCTTGAACTGCTGGTGCAACATTTTTAGCCACTTGGCTTTCTTGTACGGCATTCATTATTTCCATTTGTTGTTGTTGAGCCGCTTGTTTCTGTTCTGTTATTTCTTGTACCTGAGCATCTGATCTAATTACTTTTGCTGGTATTCCAAGAATTTTTATAATTTCTTTAACTAAACCTTGAGGATCAATATAATCTGTAACTGGTGCTACTTGTCCAATTGAGCCAAATATTTCTAATCCTCTTATAATAGAACTTAATTCTTGTCCTTTTTGAGCTAAAGCCATTGGTGATACATATTCAACATCGATCTCTTGATCTATTAAAACTTCAGGAGCTGGTTTAAATAAATTATTTCTAAGCATAATATTAAATACTCTAATAACCGTTGGATTTAATAATTCTACTTGTAATCTTCCTAAAGTTGGACCAAGTATTCTCATTTTTTCTTCTGATCTTTGAGCAACTTCTGTTGCAGTCATATTTCTATTTTCAGTAACTAATAACTGGTCAACATGAAAAGTTTGAGAAATAGCTTTTCTTCTTTGATCTTCCATATTTAAACCTAACGGATTGTTAGCTCCAATATTTAATGGCTCAATACGATCTCTACTACCAGCTCTATAATAATTTAGAGATCCTGGTGCAGTTCTTATTGGTAACATCATTGCATCGTCAGGAACTAGAAGCGGTGGATCCACTTGTTTCTGTGCCGCCTTTAGTCCTACTTCTACCATTTTGTTAAGTACCTTAACGTCAGGCAATGAGTTCATTCCAGGCGATCTGCCATAGATTTCGTTTGACGCTTTTAAAAAACGTGGAACGACATAAGGAAATTCTCTAAAGCCTCCAATAGAAATAATGTTACCGCTTTCCATTTCCATATAAATAGAAACGAAAGGCATATTCATACCATCTTCTTTTTTAGGATTATAAATATCTCTAGGTTTTACAACATGACAAAATTCAACATCATCAAATGGAGAATTTTTAAATACATTTTGAGCTTCTCTACTTAAATTTTCTAAACCAAATTTTTCAGCAGCTGCTTTTGCTGTAATTTTAAATCTTCTATATATACAATCAACTAAGCCTTTGGCATTCTCTGATATATAAATTTCCTTGATGTGACGTGCTGAGAAACGAATTATATCAGTTTCGTCCTCTTCAATAAACATTGCCGCTGTACCGAAAGCACAAAGGTCGTGGTAAGTTTCAAAAACTTCTTGTTGAAAGTTTGATCTTTGAAAAGCGATATACATTTTATCTGTAACATCTTCTAACCATTCTTTAGCTTCATCATTTTCATTTAATATTGTTTCTTTAAATCTTAAAGAAAACCAACGATTAGCAGAGGATGTAAGCATTCCATGTAAGGAACTTGCTAATAATTCTAATGAATGAATTGCTGTAGCATCAAAAACATCTATATGTCTTTTATCGCCTCTAACTTTTTCATCAACTATATCTGATTTTCTTGGTATTACTAAATCCGCTACTTCTTGCCAGTGTGTCTCCCAGTTGGATCTTCTATCCATTAACCGAGACATATTATTTTTTAGCTCAGAAGCTAAAGCTTTATGTTTTTGATCTTGCATTAATTATCCTAATAAAGTTCTAAAAGATAAAGTTAAATCTTCATCACTAACACCTAAGTTAGTAGATTTTCTTCCTCTTCTTTTAATAGACGACATTCTTTGTTGCGCTAACTCAGCGGTAGTTGGACCAGCTGGTGATGCTTTAACAGCAGTCTTTTGAATTGTTTGTGCTGGTTTTGGTTTAGCAACTGTTCTTGTAACTCTTCTTACAAATCCACCCATAATTATTTTCTCCTCTTATTTATTAAATCTGACAAATATTTTGAAAAATTATTTGCTTCATTTGGACTATTAAATTTTATAAAATCTTTTTTTTCCAAAGCTATTTCTAAAGCTTCTTGATCTCCAAATTTTTTTAAATGTCCATTAATCATTCTTATTGTTGGGTATAATATTTCTTGACCATTTACTTCTGAGCTACGAGTTTTAACTGTTTCTCTAGCTTCTGTTGTTGGTGTTTCAGGATCTAAAGCTCTATTAATCCAAGCTCTGTTAGGTAATTGTGTATTATTTCTTTTAAATCCACCCATATTTTTAACCTAATAAAGTTTTTTGTTCGTATTCTTCTTCAGATATTTCATTCAATCCTTTAGACGAAGTTAATATTGTTGATTGTCTGCCTTTTCTTGCTAAAGCTCTTCTTCTTTCATCAGCTTCAGCAGCAGCGTCTCTAGCCGCATCTACAGCCGATGGCACTTCTTCAACTTTGGGTAATTCCAATTGAGGCATAGCTGGCATTTTAGGCATAAACATTTTAGCAATGAATGACATAATTATAATATCCTGTAATTACCATCAGCAACACGCTGACGATCTTTGTTTGTTATTTGTTGTTCTTGTATTCCAGTAGCCAAACATCTTAAAGCATCCATTGGATGACTTGAGAAATCATGGACTGGTTTTATTTTATATACACGCTCTTTATCATTATATTTTCTATGATAATGACGAAGTGCAATTAGTAAATCAGAGCAGTTATCGCTGTTTATTTTACATCTTGGTAAAATCATTTTAACAGCATGAATACCATCTTCTAAAGGTATTCGTGGACTAACTCTAAATCTAATTCCGTAATTATTAGCAACCTCACGTCTTGTATAACCTGAACTAAAGTCAGTTTGTTCTACATCATGCGGTGCATAATGGTTGCCATAAATATATTCTTTTTCTTTTAATACTTCTGCATAGTGAGGCAAGGCTTCTTTTTCATTCTCATAGTAATCAATAATATGAATATTATGATTTATTTGTTGGAAGAAAATAATTGAACAAGCATCTGTATAACCTAAATCCCAAGCAGTATGTACTAAGTGTGCTGGATCATAAGGAATATTACCTATTCTTTTAGCCTCATCTAAATCGTCAACCAAATCTCCATAGATTGAGCCTGAGATATTTCCAATAAAAGAACATTCAAATTCTTGATTGTATTTAGCTTCACCCATTACGGCAAGTGCCGCATCTAATTCTTCTTTTTCTACAATATTCGTTTCAGAAGCTTTAGCCTTATATGAATACCATTTATCATCGGATTGAGATTTTAAATAATAATCATAAAAAATATTATTCATTCCTTTTGGAGTACCAATAAGAAACATTTTTCCTTTTCTATCCGAAAGTGCTGGCGTAATAACCTCGTCAATTAATCCTTGAGAAACTTGAGCTACCTCGTCAATTGCAACCATGTCTAAATAAATTCCACGAATGCTATCGAAATTTTCACTTGATAATAAAGTTATTCTAGCACCATTAACCAAATCACATCTAAGTTCACTTTCGTTATACTTAGTTCCTGGAATGTTCTTTGTATAATGTTTCAGGTAATCCCAAGCTATAGACTTTGCTTGCTTATAAGTTGGAGCAATGTAAGCCAAACGAGGATTATAATTTTTATTTGTTAATGCAGCTTTAATCAAATGATTTAAAACCATAACGGTTTTGCCAAATCTTCTATGACAACATAAAACCGCATATCTATATTTATCTAATTCTTTGTGTACCAATGCTTGTTGAGGTCTTGGCTTGTACGGTATTGTTATTTTCATTAAATTTTTTAATTAAGCGATACCATTTATCTTTAAATTGAATATCTTTTGTTCTGTTGTAGTCGTTAGCAGCTTTATTAATTTCTTTTAATAAATTCATTTCTCTTTGTTAAAATATTTAAAACAATTCTTTTTGGTGCGTCCGTCTGTACTATGCCGTAATGTTTAAAAGTATTATCAAAAATAATGGCTTGATTTTCTACGGATTTATATTCTTTATTATTTACAACAGTGCCGCCATTACAGGTGTTAAAATTTAATACAGTTACATTATGATTTTGTTGTGGTAGATTTTTTATATCTGTATAATCATAATGCTCAGCGTGTTCAATTCTTTTACCTTGATTAGTATATAGGTTTAATTTCATTCTTCTTAGTTGAGCTACTTTTACGTGTGCATCTAAAAAATATAAGATAGGCTCAAAGATTGCGAAATATGGAGAACTTTCACCTACATCAAAATCCCAAAGCATATGAGTGAACATAAAATTACCATCACCGCTAACATCGCTGTCAGTGTTATATTTCCAAAACCAATTTAATTTATGTGAACTCGTATTATTAAAAATGCTACTTAATTTATTAAAAAATAAATTTGGCAAAAAATTATCTTTTATTTGAATAGCCACGTATAAATTTAATAGTTAATGTACTGTTGGTGGTTTTTCGTTATAATTTGATGGCATCTTAATAGCTCTAAAAACAAACTCACAAAAATCTGAAATATCTTCTTCGCTTTCAAAGCCTGAGAAATTTATTATAAGCTCGTTGTTATAAGCTTTAAAGCTAATGGCTGATACATTTCGAAACTTATCTTTTATAAATTTATTCATACTCCGCCTCTAATATTGCTAAACCTATTTCTTTAGCTATCTCAGGAACTATTGAGTTGCCGAGACTTTTAATTCTGTTTGCTCGATCTTTGTCCAATCCATAGGATACGCCATTAGGAACTCCACAAAGTTCGGATTGAGTTTTCCACCAGCTTTTCGAGCTGTTGCTTCTAAACATTTGCTCGCCTGAGTATTTCCTCTCAATCGGTATTTGTGTTCGCTGTTCGTTGGAGTTGGAAACATTCTTACTGCCATTGTTAGAGGCAATCCGCCTTGTTTGTATTTCTTTGTTCTCTCCGATGAACAATCCTGTGTTGGAGTTGGATACATTGCTTGATAACGAACTCTTGATGCCAAGTTTGACATCTTCTTTTGAAAATTCTTTTGATCCATTTTCCTTGTTGTCTGTGGTGTTGTTCGATCTTCGTATTGTGCTGGAGTTGGATACATTGCCATCGTTGCTGGATCTACTTGTTCTCTCAGATTGCAAGGCTTCGTTCTTCCTTTCCGATGTCCGTTCATTAACTTCAGAGTTCCTTCTTTTGATCTCGGAGGTAAATGATCCATTGTGTTCGGAGTAGCCAATAATCCAAACTCTTTTCCTTTGATGCCACGCACCGAAGCCTGAAGCTGGAATAATAAGACATTGCACTTGGAAACTTTCGGCTTCCAAATCTTTTTGAATTTGTTGCAAGACCTTACCTTCTTGGATATTAACAATGCCTTCAACATTTTCTCCAACAAACCATTTCGGTTTTGTTTCGGCAATAACTCTAAGAGTTTCATCCCAGAGGTAACGGTCATCATCTGTTCCTCGTTGCTTTCCAGCGACTGAGAATGGTTGACATGGAAATCCTCCAGTAATGACATCTGCTTTAATTTCTTTTCCTTTGATGTGTCTGACATCTTCATAAATTTTAATATCGTTCCAGTGCTTCTTTAAAACCTTTTGGCAAAACTTATCTTTCTCGCAGAAAGCAATCGTTTCGAAACCATTGGTACTTTCCAAACCGTATGAGAAACCACCTATTCCTGAAAAGAGGTCTAGGAGCTTTAGCTTGTTCATTTGTTTGTGCCTGTGTTTGACCGATGATTAATGTATTAGGACTTGGCGGCTACTTTTTGGGGTATAGTCCATCGCAGAAAAACCTTATTTTTCCTCTAGGAATTTGAACAATCGTTTGTTAAACCACCTACTCCGCACGCAAACTCTAACTAA